GACACTAGGCTTCATATCCGCATATTCGTCCATAACAAGGAACTTAAGGGATACACCACGCATGGTCTCCGGTCTGTCAGCACCCTTGAGGGAGATAGTACAGCCGTTGATCAAGGTAATTTGTAGGTTGTTAATGTGTGAGCTTTTGATCACTGGGTGGGCTAACTCAAGCAGAGTAGACCACATAATGTCCCTAGCTTGCCCTTGTGTTGGGGCAACATAGAATACTTGTCCACGCTCAGTCTGTAGGGCGTTGATAATAAGCAACCAAGCCGCTAGGCGGGACTTACCAGTACGACGACCTGCGGCAACAATCTTGAAACGCACAGAGTCACTAAAGACATCCTGTTGCCACGGAAGGAGTTCGACATTGAGTTCTGTACTCAAGCCTTAGCCTCTTTCATAATGTCGACAAGCTCTTTGCTACGACGTCCGACTTGACGATACCACTTAGAGTCAATCATCTCATTAGCGGCCATTAGGTAGTTACCTTCATTGACGTAACGTAACATATTCTTGAACTGTGCTAGACGATTACGACCAAGGTTGAACGCCATGTTGACTAAGACACGTTGAGCGTCTGTCGCTTGTCCTGCAAAGTTTAAGACAAGAGTACAGGCATCAGTGTAAGCAACATCACAGTCCTTACGGAAGACATCAAGGATTCTTTCGTCAGTCACAGGTGTGCCGACAGGCCAAGTGTGTTCCATGTCTTCTTCGGTAACCATGTGTCCAATGCCAAATGTAGGATACCCTTCAGAGCACAAATAAATCTCAGTGACGTAACCTTCGTGACGAACTAAATCTTCTTTGACAATCTCAATTAGTTCATCCTTCGTTATCGACATCAATCACCTCTGCGTCTATAATATCGTTCTCAGTGACTTTAGCATCACCAATGCCGCTAATGGTAATCGACACTGAAGGACGACCACCTTGTGCACTATCTTTCTCAAAGTAACTCACAGGTAACATACGATCCATTAAGAGTTTCCAAGCCGCCGCTTGGTTCTTATGGTCATCGTTAAGCGCCGCATCAAGAATACTATCAAGCACCTTTTTTGACTTAGGTGATGCTAACATTCTAGCTTTGTACTCATTGATGATGGCGGCGTCACCCGGTGGGCGACCAACCTTACCTCTTTGAGTAGGTTTTTTAGATTCGACATCCTGTTTTCTAGGACGACCAATCTTCTTAGCAGTTTCCAAAGTATTTTCCTTGTACTTAAGGGTACTTAAATGTCACTTTATGAGTAATTAATAATAAACACTTAACGGATTACTTAAGTGTTCTTAAGTATATTCCACTATTATAGCATAAAATTAACCAAATGTCAAGAGATAACTTAGGTTACCCTTAGGGTGCCGCCCTTTGGGTCACTTGTCAACCCTTTTGTATCACTTTTGTATAATAAATATTCATAAGAATATCATAAGCATAGCATAACTATGCATAATCCCAATTATAAGGTATTTTTGGGTACTTTTGGGTGCTTAAGTGGGTCTTAAGGGTGCTAAATTAGCTCTTTTTTGTGCCTGAGTGGGTACATCTATAAATAATTATGCCCCAGGGGGCCCCCCCGGCCCCATCAGGACTCCTTAGCACCCTAAAGTTTAACCTGCGAATCATTAGCCTACGAATCATTAGTGTCCTAAGGGTTAGGGGGCGAAACATTAGCACACTAAAGATTCATGGGCTAAACATTAGGGCCCTAAGGGTTGACATCAGACCCAAAGTGTGCATCACCTTGGGACAATTAGGTGTTGACATGGGGGCTGAAGTGTGCTTGTGGGTGCCAATGTGTGTGCCTATGTAGTACCCTCAGGAGCCACTCAAGCACCCAAAAGAAAACACTTGACAAATTTAATTCAAGGCAAATATGAGAAATATGTTGACATGAGTGTGCTAATGTGCATCTGGTCAATCTTTGTACAATCTGTGCAAAACTTATACTAATTTCACCAAAAGCATTAGACATTAGTCTAATAACGATTGACACCGAAAAGACTAGTACCTAAGGTGCGCTCATTCCTGACCGGCGGCCCCGGAGGGATGCGAAGCCCCAAGCGGCAGAGCAAGCATTGGATCTTTAACAACGCAAACGCATAACCCGTCTGGCCTCAAGTGTGCCGGTCGGTGGCAACTGCTCCAAGTCGGGCTACCGACTCAGGTGACAGGTGCGGCGATTCCCTCAGGGTAGCTTGGCTCCCTGTTGGTGTTGTCTCCCTCACTCTCTGGGTCGATCCGATAGCGGAGCGGGTCGAACTCCCTGCCTCACAGTAGCGACGCCACTGACCGATCACCGGAAAGGTCAAGTGCAAGACGGGCACAGACTCCCACAGGCGGTCTCAGGGCCGCTTGTGTGGACTGACTACAGCATCTCAGTCTGGGGTGCTGTACTGAGTTCACAATCAAAGGAGACACATGATGAAACTCAAGAAGCTAGGTAACAACGTAACACTGATCAAGTACGACGACGGCGAGGTACTGTTCAGCTACGAGACACCCGTGGCCGCTCTGGACTACAAAACGCATGAGTATTTCCGCACTGACAAATTCTGGTCAGTCACAACCTCACGCCACATCAATCAGTGGTTGCAGGGTGTCGATGCGGCGGAGATTTCACAGTCAGCACTGGAGGCAATGGTCAAATGAAAGCATATCAATCACTCATCAAGGAGGCCCTAGCACAGGGCTTCAGCATTGACGTCTACTCAGAGGAAGGTCTGGAGGTTGACACCTCCACGAGCTACAAAGAAATCAACGACATGGTCGAGGCTCTGGACGATCTGCCGGGTCTCAGGTTCCACGACAGCGACAGGTGCTACCGTGGGTCAGCTACGGTCAACCTGTTCGTCGATGATGACGAGACAGTCATGGATCACTCCATGAACTACACACAGCCCCACTGCTCGCCTGAGAACTCCGACAGATGGATTCAGGACTGGTGGGATCGCACCATCAAGTAACCCACTGATGAGGCCCTGTGGGATGGGCCGAAACCGCCGCAAGGCGGTCTGGGATTCCCCAACGATTAGTCATACACACGAGGAGATCAGATATGACAACTTGGACAACTTTCGAGACTCTTGACGAGTCAACCAACTGGGACGAGTTCTACATTGATCGCTTAGGCGTTCATCAGTACCGTCAGGACGAGCGCACACGGTTCAAACTTGAGCGATTGGGCGACGAGTGGAGGGTCGAAGACCTTGAAGCAGAGGGCGACCAATTCTACAAGTACCAGAGCAATATGCGCGACGTGATCCACTGGGTCGCCGGTCGTGTTTTGTACGGAGCGTAAGCCATGAGCCACGATCAACTGATGACGCTCTGGGATGAGCACTGTGAGCATGAGGCATACTTGGCCTACGATGGAGACGAGTGCCCTGACGAGGTTGCATACCTTGAGTATGCGCCTGACTGGGAGACGGACTACTACGAACGAGGATTTTTGAGATGAGTACACTCACAGACGCACAGGTTGCCAAGGTAACCTTTGACCACTGCCGCGCTCATGAGAACGTGGCTGACCTGTCTGACAAGCAGGTCTGGGTGATCGGCTATATGTATGCCGGTTGGATCAAGGACAACTACGGGGCAGTCACCCGCACCAAATTGATTGAGGTCATGCCTGAGGGTATGGCTGAAGTCATGGAGCGGTTTGACCTTGACCGTGAGGCGTGGTTTGCGAGCCGCCCCTAGCCCACTGATGAGGCCCTTAAGCAAGGCCGAAAGCCTCCCTGTCCCTCATGGGGAGGCTCTGGGTAGCTAAACAAGAGGAGAGCACCAATGACTGAACAACAGCAGACCTTGCAACGAATGATGCAAGACTTGGACGCCATGTATGAGAGCATGGATGAACGGCAACAGATGCAAGCACGACGGGCTATGGCCTCGTTGTTGAGATTGCAAGCAGACATGGCACCTGAGGAGGCACAGCAATGAGAGACGAAAAGATCAGGATCACTCAGGATCAGATCATCATCAGCGGTATGTACCCACATACCAACGGCAACACCTACCACTTCACGCTTGAGATCGACCGGAACGGTGGCGATCATGAGTTGGTGTATGCTACCGTGATGCCTAAGGGCGAGCGTGTGACTGATCGTGAGATCAGGAAGACCCTAGCGCACTGTGCGGCTGTCTATTTCGGCCAATGGTGCGAGGCGGGTTTGATCAGGGGCCAAGAGGCCGTAGGTTGGACGTACAGGATTAATTACTGAGGAGGTGTGACATGATTACCGATTACCGCAAAACAATCGACGACGCTGTGTACTTCAACCCAAAGACCGACGGTGACGTGTTCGTCAAGGGTAACCATTGCGTCCTGACTTGGGACACTGGCGAGCTTTTCAAGGCGTACTTTGCCGACGATGGTCGGTACTTTGACTCCTTTGAGATTCCGGGGTTGACCCCTGAGCGAGCCAAAGAAGTAGCGGAAGAATACGCCGCAGAGTTTGACCTTGCCTGTGATGAGGAGACAGACAATGACTGACCATGAACAACAGTACGACCCACAGCTTGAGTGGGTCATTGAGGAGGTGATCTTTGCGATCACTCAACAGAAGCAGACTGACACTGTCTGGTTTGACGTCTACGAGACGATCACCGGATCGACAGCAGATGAGGCTTGGGACGAATACCAAGCACAACAGAGAGCCGAAGCCGAAGGCGAGGCACGGCACGACAGGGAGATGCAAGATGATTAATATTTACGACTACGCTTCAGAAGGTTGGTTTATGATAGAGTCGGCTGTGGCCTACACAGCAGACCACGTTGACGCTATGGCGTGGGACTTGGACTACGACCTCAAGGGCGTAGAGTGGGACGCTAGAGAGCGTCTGGATCGTATCGCAATGCGGTACGGGGTGACCGATGGTTTGGAGGTGTACGATGCTTAAACGTATCCATGTGAATCAGCACAACATACGTGCTAACAGCAAAGGTGAGGATCTTCCGGTCTTCACCGTCAAGACCTACAAAGAGAACCTCAAGGGCGAGCGTGTCGTCATCAAGGGCGACTCTGAACTTGTCTACAGTCCGGACAAACCGCTCTCATGCGGTGCAAAGGTCTGGATTGAGACAGAGGCAGACGTTGACGTTTACTTTGGCAACTGGAGGGTCACTAGGTGAATAAAATGCCACCCGTAGAGCGTGACCTACTGACTGGAGGGCTCACCTTTGAGTCCGCTAGTCGATGGTGTAAATTCCTTGCTGAGGAGTTCGACTGGCAAGGTAACAGGTCGCTATCAGACTTTTACAAACGTCGCTCACAGGAACTCGCAAGGGCTCCTAGGGGCTCTTTACATGACAATCAACTAGAGAAGGCAATCAAACAATGGAAACGATAACTTTTGAGGACTTTGCGCTTCTCTGGATCGGCACAATTGCGGTGGCAATGGTTGCCGGTGGTGTTTTAACTTGGCTAGTAAGGAAATTTTTATGAGATGCAAGGCTTGCAATGACGAACTGACCGACCATGAAGCAACATGGAAGGACTTCACAACCGGAGAATTTTACGATCTATGCGCTAAGTGTTGGTCGATCTCCCGCACCACTGAACTTGAAAGTGAGCTAAATTCGTGCTATACTAGTGTTTTAGACACACAGGAGGAAGACGAATGAGAGACATTTCAACGTCTATCTTGGTTTTAGAATTACGGAACAGGGTCTTTGACCAGATTGAAGATCCTGAACCGCAATATGATGCTTGCCTGAGTAACTTATCAGGTAAACGTCTTTTAGAGCTAGGGGCTGTCTTACAGGACACCCCAATCACAACACCTGCACCTAAGGAGGTCAGATAATGTCTGTAGTAACTGGAACTGTTGCTTTCGCTAACCTAAACGAGCACGAAGTGTTCAACGGCCAATCAACTGGCAAGTACTCTTTGGTTGTCGTACTTGACGACCCTGACGCTGAGAAACTTGAGAACGAGGGCATCAAGATCAAGATGTACAAGAATCAAGCACAGCGTAAGTTCACAACCAAGTTTGAGGACTTCCCTGTCATTGACAACGACGGCGAGCCCTTGAGCAAGTCATCGGTACGCTACGGCGACAAGGTGCGTATCAAGTACAACCTTGGCAACCCTCACCCTGTCCACGGTGTCGCACCGTACCTTCAAGCGGTACGTGTAGTCGAGAAAGGTGAAATGGTCGTGGATGATGACGATGGTGAGTTCTGAGGCAGAGTTCCTTGAACACCGTCAATGTCCCTCTTGCCCGTCTTCTGACGGGCTTGGGGTTTACTCAGACGGGCACGGCTACTGCTTTGCCTGTCAAACACATTTTAAGGAGGTCGACGGAGTGGAAGCTGTAGAGAATAACGTGGTCAGCTACACAAAGCCTGTCGAGATGTACGGAACGCCTCAGGCCATTACGGATCGTCGTATCTCGCTTGACACTGTCAAGAAGTACGGCGTGACGGTTGATGCCCAGAAGCAGTATTACCCGTACTACGACAAGAACAACAAGCTCATTGGCTCCAAAGTTCGCACCGTAGCGACAAAGGAGTTCAGCACTCGTGGAGATATGCGTAGCAACCTTTTGTTTGGACAACAACTGTTCAATTCAGGTGGTCGGTACGTGACGGTTGTCGAGGGCGAGCTAGACGCACTGGCGGCTTTTGAGATGCTAGGGTCACGTTACCCTGTCGTCTCGATTGCCAAAGGTGCCGGTGGTGCAGTCAAGGACTTCAAGCAGAACCTAGAGTGGCTTGAGGGCTTTGAGAATGTCGTCATCTGTTTCGACAATGACGTAGCAGGGCAGGAGGCCGCTGAGAAGTGCGCTCAGATCTTGAGTCCTAACAAGGCCAAGATCGTCAACTTGAGCGACTTCAAGGACGCCTCTGATTACTTGAAGAACAACAAGGTCAGGGCCTTCACGGCTCAATGGTGGGAGGCTAGAGCCTACCGCATGACTGGGGTGATTACCCTTGAGGATGCTTGGGGTGACTTTATCAAGCGGGGTACTGAGGAGATTATCCCGTTCCCTGAGAGTTTCGGTATGCTGAACTCAATGCTCAATGGTGGCATTGCCGCAGGAGAGATCACCGTCGTCGGTGCACTCACGTCTGTTGGTAAGACCACTTTGGTCAACGAGATCACATATCACTTCTGGAAGAATACAACCAAGACCATCGGCTGTGCTTTTCTTGAGGCATCCAACGGCGAGGCTGTCGAGAACCTCTTGACGATTCACACAGGACACAATCTGTCCCTTGAGGATCGTCGGAATATTGACTTTGACCGACTACGCTCAGAAATCATCACAGACGGACGTATCTTGTTACTGGATCATAACGGTGCAGTGGATACAGACGAACTGTTCATGAAGCTCAGGGCGATGGTCAAAGGCAACGGCTGTGACGTGTTGATTATCGACCCGCTACAGGCGGCTGTGACGAGCAACAGCAACGAGACCATTGACGAGTTCATGGATCGGTTGCTTAAGCTCTCCAAGGAGACCGATGTATCCATCATTGTGGTCAGCCATATGCGGAAGCCTAGCCTGACGAATCCACACAATGTCAACGAGTACGATCTGAAGGGCTCAGGCTCGATCAATCAGATTGCATTCAATACGATTCTGCTGAGTCGTGACAAGATGGCAGAGGACGAGTATGCACGGAATAGCACACAGGTGCAGGTCGTCAAGTGTCGTCGTACAGGCATCACAGGATCAGCAGGTTGGCTTTATTACAACGGGCTCACTGGACGCCTAGAACGTGGAGAGAAACCAGACGTACATGAGGCAAATAATATAGAGGAGTTTTAATGCGCTGTATTTGGGATATTGAAACAAACGGCCTCAAGCCCACGGTCATATGGTGCTTGTGTGCCATTAAAGATGACAAGATGTACACACTTGAGATGCCGACTAAAGAGATGGTTGAGGAGTTGTTTGCTGACGTAACTGAACACGTTGGGCATAACTTGATTAACTACGATATCCCTGCGGTTGAGCGACTCCTGAACGTGTCGATAACAGGTAAAGTTTCGGATACGTTAGTCATGTCACGTTTATATAACCCACAATTGGAAGGTGGTCACTCACTGGACTCTTGGGGTCAACGACTTAACTTTCCAAAAGGAGATTACCATGATTGGTCTGCGCTTACGCCAGAAATGGTGGAGTACTGTAAGCAAGACGTTAGCGTTACTGAACGACTATACGAGAAACTCAATCGGGAGCTTAGTGAGTTTGGAGATCACAGCATTACTCTTGAGCACTCAGTACAGTGTGCAATTACAAATCAAATCCAAAACGGATGGCTCTTAGATCAACGTAAAGCAACAGACCTTGTTGCAGAACTAAAGGAGAAACAGAATGATCTTGAAGAAAAAGTACATGAGAAATTTCGCCCGTTACCTACTTTCATTAAGGAGATCGTACCTAAATACAAAAAGGATGGCTCGCTCTCGCCCGTCGGCCTCAAGTTCTTAGGAGACGATTGGATTTATGTGGGTGGTACTTTTAGCCGCATTGATTGGCCTGCTTTCAATCTTGGGTCTCGTCAACAAATAGGGAGGTATCTTAGGCGATTCGGTTGGAAACCTGAGAAGTTTACGGAGACTGGTCAAGCTATTGTCGACGAGAAGACACTGGAGACTGTTACTGATATACCTGAGGCTCAGCTTATTGCGGAGTATCTCATGGTTGGGAAGAGGATCGCACAAGTCCAGTCGTGGCTTAACGCAGTCGAGGATGACGGTCGAGTGCATGGACAGGTCAACGCAATCGGAGCAGTCACAGGACGTATGACACACAGCAGTCCTAACATGGCTCAAGTTC